ACAAATTTAAATATTCAAACAAATGCTGGTAATACAATTTGGCATTTATTTGGTAAAAGATGGTTAAATTATATTCCAGAATTAGAAAATAAAAAGAATAATGTTTTTATTAAAAATAAGAAAAACCAAACAGCCTATGATATGTATAAAGATAATGAAAAATTTATTGATCTATTAGTTAAGAGTTATTATAATTATCTTAAGAGTAAAAAGGAAGAATGGAAAGAAGATTGGGAAAATATATGTTACTCAAATCCTCTTGTTAAAAAAATAGACTTTAAAGATACAACAAATGAAAAGACATGTTATGATAGAATTAAAAAACATATTATAACAGATAATATATCTGTCCCAAGTAAGAAATCCAATTATTGTGTAGTATTTGATAATAATCCAATCACAGAATTTGTATCTTATACTGGTACATCATTAGATATTTTATCAGGAATGTTATTTTTAAAACAACAATATGAAAATGTATTTACAAGTTTAACAAAAAAATTTATATTAAATGATGATTTAAATGAATACTTCAAAATAATGGGAATTATCAGAGAAACAAAAGGAGAATATATTAACTTCGAAATAACTTGGTTATATCAAAAAATATTTTTTCCCTCTAATATCGACTCTATTATAAATACTTTTGTTGAATCTAAAAAAAGATTCTTAGTTATCCCCATTGGTATTCATCAAGCAAATGGCGCTCATGCAAATATTCTTTTATATGATTCAGAAACAAATGAAATGGAAAGATTTGAACCTTCTGGTGGTGATCATCCAATTGAATACAATTATAATCCCGAACTATTAGATTTTCATTTACAAAACTTTTTTAACGAAAAATTCAAAGACGTAAAATATTTTCAACCAAATAAATACGAAATGAATGTTGGATTTCAAACTATGGAGATTGTTGATATTAATAAAAAAATTGGAGATCCAAATGGATTCTGTGGGGCATGGTGTATATGGTGGGTAAACATGAGAATTAAAAATACACAACTTACACGAAATAAATTATTTATAGAATTAGTTAAGACAATTAGAAGAAATAACCTTTCTTTTAAAACAATTATCAGAAGTTTTTCTAAACAAATAACTGATTTACGTGATGGTTTACTTAAGAAAGTTAGTTTAGATATTAATAAATGGTTAAATGATGATTTTGATTATGATACATTAGATAGATTTAATTCAATTATTGAAAAATTAATTTAAACAATTATTAATATATATATAATGAGTTCTAATCAAAATATTAATAATTTAATTCATAATACACCAAATGCCTTAATATATACATCTGGACCGATATTTAATGTAATTCCGCAATTGAATAATAATAATAATGTAATTAATCATTATGTAAATATGATTCAACCTATTGGATTAACAAATGAACTTGCACCAATGGTAGTAGTTCCAACACCCGCTCCAACATGGACAGCACCAAATACATGGGGTCCAACTGCATGGGGACCATCAGGTATCCCACCATTATTATATATTAATGGTTCTTCGGGTATGTCGGGAATGACAAATTATGTTCAATATAATCAACGATTATCATTTAAAAACGATATTTTACAAATTAATTTTTATAATATTAATAAACAGAATTTTATTTATAGAATTTATGAATTTCATTATTCAGATAGAAATTATACAGCAATTTTAAAGATTGGTGAAAATAATATTCCTTATAAAAATACAAAGTTTGAGAAAATAATAGAATTAATAAAATTTATTATTAATCATGAGAATTGTATTGATACTGTAAATGTATGTAAAAAGATAATTAACCATGATTCATTTATAAGAGAAAATTATAATAGAAATTTAGTTGTCATTGAAATTTAAAAAGTATAATATTATAAATGATTGCTGAAAATTATTTTTTTACAAATAAAGAAGATTCATTTTTTATTGGTATATATGATATTAATAATATTAGATCTTATACTTTTACATATTTATTTATGAATAATAGATTTACCAATATAAATATTAATGTTAAATTAGATATGAATAAACCTGATTTTAGATTATTTAAAGATATTTTTGATTTCTATAATAATCATCAAAATTTACATAATTTTATTAGTTTTTTTGAATATGTGTTAAAATCTGATTCTTATTTAAATTCTATTAAAAATAAACATAATGAAATAATTATAGAGATTTAAATATAACATAAATATGTCAATACCTATTTATGTTATTAATTTTAAGGATGATATTCGTAAGGAAAAAATGATAAACCGATTTAATAATATTGGTTTTAATCTTAAATTTGTTCCTGCTGTTACAAAGGAAGATTCAAGATTAGATATTCCAAATGTCGAATTTGATAAAAGAACATGGTCAATTATGCTTCAACATTTAGATTCAATTAGAGATTTTTATGAAAATACAACAGATAATCATTGTATTGTTTGTGAAGATGATATCTTAATTTCTAAGAACTTCAAATCTGAATTACCAATAATTTTACAAAATTTTAAAGATTTAAATTTGGATATTCTATTATTGGGTTATTTATTCCCTTATAAATTATATAATACTTATTTTTCATTAAAAAGTACAACAAAAATCAACTACACATATCATAATTATCCAGATGATTTATGGGGTTGTCAAATGTATTTAATATCAAGATCATATGCTAAGTTTTTATTAGATAAATACACTATTGAATTTGCAGTTTCAAATCTTAATGATCCTCCTTATAATCCAGATTGGATTATTACAAAAAATGGAAATCGTGCAATTATTCATCCGTTGATTGCTGTTGAAGAGGGTGATACTAAAACAGATCATAGTGGACAAAATGATTTTCATAGAAGTTGTTTTTTATGTAATTATAATCCTGATATTCACATATAAAAAATTGATTTTTATATTCTATAATAATAGAATATAAAAGTATTAATACCATGGATCCTTCTAATATCCAAGACATTGAAGAATATTGTAAGGAAAAGCCTAACACTCATGTATGGCATGTATTTGATAAATCGCCAGAAACAATTGCAAAATTTCGAGAGCATATTATTTTTCTTTCTACTCTAGATGGTGATTTTTCACTTGATAAATTGAGACCGAGTTTGCGTAAGCATAAGTTTTATCCTAAGAAGGCAGAATTAAATGAAGTATATATTACAATGATTGAAAAGGAGGGATTTCCTCGTTCAAAAATTCTAGAAGATTATTTGATGAGTCGTATTTGTCGTGGAATTTCTGGAGTATCAGTCGTTGCTATTTTTCTGTCTCCATATCCAAATGGTCAGAAGTTTTCATGTAAGTGGAATTGTAGTTATTGTCCGAATGAACCAGGTCAACCGAGAAGTTATCTTTTTGGTGAGCCAGGTGTTCTTCGTGCAAATCAACATGATTTTGATTGTGTTGAACAAATGTATTCTCGCATTCACGCATTGCGTGTATGTGGACATCCATCTGATAAATTTGAAATTCTAATTTTGGGAGGAACAATTCATTCCTATCCAAAGGATTATCTTGAAAATTTTATGCGTGATCTGTTCTATGCAGCAAATACATGTTTTGCTCATAATTCACGTGAACGTAAATCATTGAAAGAAGAGCAGGATATTAATGAAGAGTCTGAACACCGAGTAATTGGCGTAACTGTAGAGACTCGTCCTGATTGTATTAATAAGAATGAACTAATCGATTTTCGTCGGTGGGGAGTTACTCGTGTTCAAATTGGAGTTCAACACACAGATGATGAAATTCTTCGTAAAGTTAATCGTGGACATGGATTGAAGCATACGCTTCGTGCATGTCAGATGCTTCGTGATAGCTGTTTTAAATTTGATATTCACTTAATGCCAAATCTTCCTGGATCAAGTCCGGAGAAGGATATTGAAATGATGAAATATGTATTGGCAAATATTCATCCGGATCAAGTTAAAATGTATCCTACTACTACAACTCCATTTACTAAAATTTTGGAGGATTATAAGAAGGGAGAATATGTTCCTTATGGAAATGAAGATTTGGAACAAGTAGTATTGTATTGGCTTATCAATGTACATCCTTGGATTCGTAATAATCGTATTGTAAGAGATATTCCAAATTATTATATTGTTGATGGAGTTAAAACATCAAATCAAAAGCAAGAATTTGATGTCATAATGGAAAAAATGGGAGTTAAATCAAAGTGTATTCGGTCTCGTGAGGCAGGACGTCATGAGGATGATCCAAATGATGGAGAACTTGTAATTAGAACGTATGATGCTCAGGAGGGAAAAGAGTTTTTCATTTCATGGGAGAGTAAACCTGAAACTGAAGATCCTGAAAGTAGACGATCAATCTTTGGATTTGTTCGTCTTCGTATTACTGCAAATCAAAATGTAAGTGCATTTCCCGAATTAGAAGGTTGTGCTTTAGTTAGAGAGTTGCATGTTTATGGAAAGACAATTCAAGTCCATAAGCCTAATATTGGAGATGGAAGTCAACATATTGGAATTGGAAAGGCATTAATGAATAAGGCTGAAGAGATTGCAAAGGAACATGAATTTAAGAAGATGTGTGTGATTGCTGGAATTGGAACTCGCAATTACTACAGAAAGATTGGATATATCGGAGTCGATACATTTATGATCAAGGAAATTTAATTTATAATCTTTCTAATAATATATAATCGTTCATATCACCAAAATAATTTCTTCCCATCATAATATACAATGGATTTAATTTATAAATTGTCATATAAGGTGTATAAAATGTTATACTTTGATAATATTCATTAAGAATAAAATATATTGGAAAATCTCCATATTTATGTAATAATATATTCATAAATTGATGTAAAGTACCACATAATCCAAATCCAATTGGAATAAATCCTTCTATTTTATTATTAAATTCATGATATTGAATAGATTCGTAAATTACTTTAAATACTTTATCAAAATATTCATTATCAATTATAATGATAATATCACCAATTAATTTCGTTAATTTATATCTTTCTTCAGAATCTTCTTTAAAAGTAAAAAATATTCCCTTATCATTAAAAATATTCAATTTCATAATATTAATTTTATAACAAATATCAAAACGTAAAAATATTATTTTATCATAATCTTTTATAAATGGTTTAATATTAATTAAACCATAATAGAAATTTACACATTGATATTTACATTTAAATGGATCTATACGAAATACTTTTATAGGATTATATAATTCTTTAAATTTTTCAAAATATTCATCATCTCCATTATATGTATTAAACATACAATCTAATGTATGACCATTTTTTAAAAGAGGATATTTAATTTTTATAAGATAATTATCATAAATATATTGAATATTTTTAAAACGATTACAATAACCACGCATTACTATTAAAAATTTCATTTATATAATTATAAATAAATTTTTATATATAAATAACGATTGTTTTCAAATAATTGTATATTTTTTTATCAATTGTTTTAAATTCTAATAAATCATCTAAACTTAATGGATTTGTATGATAATTATATTTTTCTTTTAAACAATTTAGGTTTGCACCATTTGCTACAAGAAGTTGGATAACTTTTAATTTACGTTCATAAAATTGTTCACGAGTATCGATAATACTAATATCTTCATAAACTACTTTTGATAAGGGATAATCAAAATTTTCAGAATATCTCTCATTTTTCATTCTCGAATTTAATATATTTTTTACATTTGTTATACCAGATCTTTCATTCATACTTTTTAATGACCATTCAAGACTTGATATGCTTACACCAATTTTAACAACATCATGAATCATGTGCATGAAATCTTCTTGCTCCTTTATGGTAGGCATCTTATTAATATATTATTATATAATTTATTTATATATAATTTTTCAATTTTTCCATTATGTACTTTCTATTATAAATGATTAATAACACAACTATCGTTAATATAATAAAATAAATAATTACCGTAAGTTGTGTTGTTTCAGATATTGGATTTGTTTCTTTTGTTTCAGGTATTATTTGATGAACAAAATCAATTGAATTTGTAACTGCTGCTTCTAAAGATGTAAAATAATATTTACTTTTTCCATTATGTGTTCCGACAGTATATAAGTTACTAAACATTTTACTAAATGGACTTAAATGACTGTTTTCATTTGTTAATACATATGCTGTATCATAATTAATCCATTTATCTCCAACCTTTTGTACTTGTGGTGATAAAATCATTCTATCTGGAATAGGTAATTTTGGAAATGATAATCTTATTTGTCTTAATGTTTCATTATATAATTCATCAATCTGTGATTGATTTGCTGTTTTCTTTGTTATTGAACTTATTTTATCTGTTATTGTTATCGCAGCACTAATAACAGTTTTTGAATTATCTAATTCAATCGTATCATTAAATGACATATAATTTGATAAAACAATAAATGCAACACCCCATTCAGATGCTGGAAATCCCCAGACTTTGGGTAATATTATTTTTTTATTCCAATGCATTGTTATAGGAATATATTCAACATAACTATTTTCATTTGTCCATCTTTTAATTTCATTAATATCTCCAAATGCATTTTGAACAGGAGGAGAACTTAATAATAATTTAGATAGTGGCTTTGGTGGAATTGTTAAAATAAAATTTTTTCCACGTACTCTAAATTGTTCAGTTGGACGTGTACTTTTAACAAATAAATATACTATATTATTTCCTTCATTTTCTATTACAGATACTTCTGTATTTAATAAAAAATCAACACCTTTTGATCGTAATACTTTTTCCCATTTAAATATTAATCCTCTATCATTCGGTAGTTTAGGTTGATATAATTTATATAATGATTGTTGATTAACTAATTGGAGGAATTGAAACAGAGTATATCTTGAAACATCTGCACCATCCGTTAATACACATAGTCTAGCAATATAATCACGTGATTTATCAGTAAAATTATTATCTCTCATAAATTTTTCCATTGAAATATTTTTACCAAAATCTGAATTAATTATTAAATAAATAAAACTTATTACAAATGCAAATAATTCACTATTTGTAAAATTTTTAGCAGTCATATTACCAATATTTGAAATATCAAAATTATATTCAGTAAATAATTCATTGAAATCTAAATTCATATCTTTTAGTAAATCTATAAAGTTTATATATGCATCAGAATATACTCTTGGTCCATGTTCTGTAAATAAACCATCTACACGTTGAACTCTATGACATCCTCCTAATTCTTTTTCTTTTTCGATTAAAAGAACAGTTTTATTAGATTTTATTAATAACCATGCGAGTGTTAATCCAGTTGGACCTCCTCCAACTATAACATAATCATATATTTTTTGTTTCATTAAGTTTATTGCAACGATATTTTCCATTTCAGAATCCATTATATAAAATAAATATATTTTTTTATTCCCATTCTATTTTATCTTCAAAATAATTTGTATTATACTTTTTATTATATTCTTTTAATACTTCATTACATTTTATCTTAAAATCAAGTTTCAATTTATCATTTGTTGATTTTTTAAAAACTTCCTCATTTATTTTCATACCATTGTGATGTTTCTTTTCTAATAATGGAAATCTATTTAAATAATCTGCAATTATCCATTCTGAACAAAAATTAAATGGTATTTTATATAATTTATATTCTTCGTAAATATAATCATACATATTTGATAATATATTTATACCATACATTGAACTATAAAATATTATATCTTCTGCCCAATCCATTATTTCTTGTAAAATAAATATATTATTTTTATTAATTTTTTCAACACAATCTCCAATACTGAGGACATGTGGAAATACATCAAAACGTGTACATACAACCATATCATAATCAATATTTTGAATTGATATTAATTTACATATATTTGATATTCCATAATGTAATGATAAAATTCTAAAAGGACAACAAAAATAAACTTTTGAATCAATATAATATGGAAATTGTAAAATTTGTGATTTATTAATATATACAAATGGATCATATTGATATAAATTAATTTTTCCAATATTAGTATTTGGAAAATTAAATATTTCATATAATTCTTTTTTCATTTCAATAATATTAAATGGTTCTTCATCAAATTCTTTTAACTTATTTGGACAATTCATATAGATATCAAATATTGTATCAGATGGAAATAATTTCATAAAATTAGTAACATGTTCTCTTGTTATTTTTGTTCTAATAAAACCATAAAAACCAATAGCAACCTTCATATATTATTATTATAAAATCTATTATTAATTTAAACAAATATTTATTACTATTTGTATAAGATGTATAAATCAACTATAGTAACAATGTATTTTAATCTTAAAGATTTAAAAGATGCATCTCCGCAAACAAGACCACAATCTTTTTATATGGAAAATGGAAGAGCAACATTAAAATTACAAAATCCAATGGTTATTTTCTGTGATAGTTCAACATATCAAGACATAAAGAAAATTAGAGATGAAGAAGTAAAAGATCCACTTTTAACATCATATGTTCAAAAAAATATTACTGAATATGATTTTTATAAAGAAAATTGGCAAATTATTAATGAAAATAGAAAATATTCTCGTGGATATAAAGATCCTAATGAAAGAAATACACCATCATATTGTTTATTATGTATGTTTAAAGCAACCGCAATTTCACTAGCAAGACAAAATAATTATTATGATACGTCATATTATGCATGGATTGATTTTGGAGCAAGTCATGTTGTTAGAAATTTTGAGGAATTTGCTCCTAAAATGTTAAATAATCCAAATCCAAAAATATCATTTTGTTATATCCACTATAGAGGATCTGATGAATTAAAATCAATGTATAATTATTTAGAATTTGGCGGACAATGTGGAGTAGCAGGAACAATATATACAGTTCAAAAAGAATATGTCTATAAATTTTATAATGGTATGTTTTCTATTTTTAATGAAATGGTATTTCATTCTGTTGGACACAACGATGAACAAGCAATGACATATTTTTACGATCGGTATCCAAATAGATGTACAATTTATTATGGAGATTATTATTCTGTTTTATCAAACTATCATGAACCCATTGACGATTATATGACAATACGTAGATTTTTTATTGATCAAACTATTTTAAAAGGACGTAAAGATTTAGCAATTGAATGTGCAAATAAAATACTAGAAACTGTCAAAAATAATAAATTATTGATAGATGATAATGAACGTAAGTACTTAGAAAATTTACAAAAAATTGATAATATTACATCTTCAAATGATAAACAATAAACATTATATAAAAATGTATCGTTTCGAAACAACTAATGAAAACAAGCAAGTTATTCTTGAAAATGAAAATCTTAATATACTTTTAAAGAAAATTCTTTCTCATGAAAATAAGGGACAGAAAAATAATGAAGATTCTGATGTAATCTTTGAGGATTCAGTTGGAGAAGAACTTTTAAGAATTTCTGAGAAATACTTAAAAGTAATACTTGAAATTACGAAAATGAGAAAATCAAAACCTCTAGAAAAAGCAGTTGAAGATTTTAATAAATTAAAAGTTGGTAGTGTATCTTCGATTGAATTTAAAAATACTGCTCATAAAGGCGTTATCACTATTTGGGATGAAGATAATGATGACGAGGAGAATGATGATGCAGAAGATGATGTTGATGATGCGTCGGAAGAAAAAGATACTGATTATGGAAGTAGTGATGAAGAATCAATTCATATGGAAACAAAACATGATTACATAGAGGAATGTAAAAAATTAAAAGAAGAAAATAAGAAATTAAAAGAATTACTTAAATCAGCAATGATAATGTTTGAAAAGGCATTGAAATAAAAATTGAACTCTCGTGTATACTCACACTAATAAAAATTGAAACTTTAATTTATAAAACTATTATACAATAATAGTAATAAAATGACGACAATTAATGATATCAAACTCGGAGATCGTGTAAAGTCAACAGTATGGACATTTTCTCAAAAATATATGTTAATAGAAGGATATCAAGAATATAATATGACCAAAGAAGGAATTATTGTTGAATTGGGAAAAACTTTTTTTGATACATACATTGAAAAAGATAATGGTGATAAAGTTTTGTTAGCAGTTGATCCTGGATCGTCTGGTGTTGTAAGTGTTGAAATTATAAGTATTGATGCATCAGAAGAAGATAAGGCAGATAGTGTTAGTTAATTTATATATAAATTTATATTTATATATATATATTATGAATCATTTAGGTGGTGTATTTTATATTAATCTTGATAAACGCCCTGATCGAAAAGCTGAAATAGAAACCGAACTAAATAATATTGGATTAAAATATGAAAGATTTTCTGCCGTTGATATGAAACCTGGATTAGTTGGTTGTGGTTATTCTCATATAGAAGTTTTAAAATTAGCAAGAGATAGAGGATTAAAAAATGTTTTAATATTTGAAGATGATTTTCAATTATTGGTATCAAAGGAAGAATTTTGGGAAAGTATAAATAATTTTTTTAAAAGTAATATTCAATATGATGTTCTAATGTTGAGTTATAATTTATTTGATAGTTCTCCAGTAGATGATTTATTAATAAAAATTAAAGCTGCACAAACAACTTCCGGATATATAGTTAATTCATATTTTTATGATACACTTATAGATTTATGGGAAGAATCACAGGTAGAATTAATTAGAACTAATGAACATTGGGTATATGGATTAGATCAAATTTGGAAAACAATACAACCACAAAATAATTGGTATGCATTTAAAAAAAGATTAGGACGACAAAGACCATCATATAGTGATATATCAGAAACTTTTTTAGACAGAGATGTATAAATTATTTGGAAATAGCCTTGTATGATTTGTATCCATGGTATAAAGTAACGACTACTCCTAATACTAATAATAAACTAAAGATTATTTCTGGGGTAGCGGTTCTGTTATATCCGACGTATGCTAATAAAGGGCCAACAAAAAGAACGTGAAATAAATTAATAACTGGGAGAGACATTTTTTATAATATATATATATGAGTTATTATAAAAAATATCTAAAATATAAAAATAAATATTTAGAATTAAAAAAACAATTAGGTGGTCGTAGAGTTCGAACTATACCAAATTCAGGAGCACTTGAAGGTATGACAAATCAATGTTTTTGGATATCAATATTAAACTATTTACAAAGAAATGGTCATCCTGCATTAACATTAAGACAATTAAGAACGAATGCTGGGTTAGGAGCAAATACAGAACATATAATGTTTGATGTAGATCATAGAGATATTAATGGAAATGTTATTTTTTTTAATGCTGCTGTGAGACTTACACAAATATATAATTTAAATATACAGGTATTAACAGTTGATCAAATGGGTAATGTACTCGGTCCAAGAGCACATATTGGAAATGGTATAAATTTTGTTGAAATTGCACAATTTGGATTAGCCCATTTTGAATTGATTAATGGAGAAATTGGTGGTGCATTTGTACCTGCAGTAATTGTCAAAGGAGAACTTACAAAAGAAATTAACCCACAAATGAAATCGACATATTTACAATTAAGTGAACAACAAGGACTTTTAAAAATTTTAAGAGAACAATTAAAAGAAGATCATAGACATTATGATGAAAGTTTAAAAGAAAAAGCTACTATTCAATCATCAACCGTATTTAATGGTGAAGAAAAAGGAGCATTTCTAACTAGTATAGATGAATTTATAAATAGATTAGTATCAGATATTGGAACAAAAGAAAAAAAGATTGAACAATTAGAACAAGAAATATCTTCACTCACATTCATAATTAGTGAATTTGAAAAAAATTGATATTTTAATATCATTCACCAAAATCAATATATAATAAAATGGATATATTTGATGAATATACTAAACATGATATGCTTGCAGGTAATTATTATGCAGAGAAGCTTAAACTAGAAGAAATAAATAAAAATATTAAATATTATAAAAAATCAATAGATGTATGTAATCAAAAATTAAAAACATTCAGTGACTTTCTATTAGCAAGTATAAATAATAAGAATTATGAATTTTATATAGATAAAGTAATGGCTGAAAATATATCATTAATTCAGCTTAATTTTAATTTAGACAAAGAAACAAAAAAGAAAGAAGAAAAAGAAGAAGAAGTTAACAAACTTCGTAAAATAGTTTTACAAAATATGGAAAAACAAAAAGAACAAAATTTTTATTTATATAAGAGATCGTATTAATAAATTAGAACTAGATGAATCTAAAAAAATTGA